AAGTGTGTCCTTCGTGAACACGTACCGGGCAAGTCCTACTTGATCGGTGACAAGAAATTCGTATACCTAAAACAAGGACAGTTTACGAAACACATGGCCGATCTCAAAGATCCACAGTGGGAACACAATAAGAAACCAGATGGTGCTTACGTGTCTCACGATCGTAAGACGATCATCATCATCGAGGTCAAACACCAAAAGGTCGCGGGGACGGCCGATGAAAAAATTCGAGCGGGTCCGTGTCTAAGAGAAGAGTACAAGGCTCTTTACCCATCGGTAGAACACGTACATCTAATGTTCATAGTTAACGAGTTTTTTGCTAAGAAAAAGTATGAAATCGCTATAAAATTTAACGAAAAATTTGGGATTCCAGTATTTTTCGCCAAACGAGTGAGTGTTTTAAAAATGTTCGTGAATACGAAGACTAGAAAAATCACACCGTTCACGTCTGCCTACGCGGTGGACGAAGAAGCCATTAATGACTGGATGACCGAACGATCACTTCAGTCGTGTTAGACGCCGGATTTTTACTGTTTATCGCTCGCCTAGCTTTAATGTCCGTCACAATGTAATCAGAAAATGCATCTCTCACTAAATCAACTCCCGCGTTACTCATCACAAACTGTGCGCCACTCGATTTCGTCATCGCAAACAGTTCCTCGTGGTCCTTCAAATTGAATCCGTCTTTTGTGTATCCCACGAAAGACGTTTTCGACTCGGGTGCGTACGGTGGGTCTAGGTACATGAAATCACCGACCTTGACCCGTGCGATGGCTTCTCTGAAATCGCAATGTGTGAACACGACTTTCTGTATGACCTCACTCACTTTTACGAGGTCTGGTACAGCGGGTGTCGTCTTGTAGTGTCCGTAAGGTACATTGAAACCATTTGGTCCTTCTCGGTACACACCCCTGAAACACGTCTTGTTTAGAAAGACAAACATCGCAGTTCTGTTTGGTGCACCCGTGTTGTATAGGTGTCTCACCCAATAATAGTAACTTTCCTTAGACGTCAATGCTTCTTTTTCGTTCATAGGTTTGCGATTGACTTCTTTGCCCTTGAGTGAATCGTACACACTAAAAAGGTCTTCGACTTCTTTTTGAATCTCGGTGGGTCTCGATTGTATATCCTTGTACGTGTTTATGAGAATCTCGTTTAGGTCGTAGGCATAAAACGTACCCTTGACGTTTGCTTTTTCGAGTGCCGCCAACAACACACTCCCACCACCCACAAAAATTTCGTGATAATCATTTATTTCGGTCGGAAAAGCACCTAAGACAGCATCGAGTATCTGTGTTTTTCCACCAACCCACTTAAGAAAAGGCTTCATAATTCTATATAAGGTCTAAGTTTTAAGTCATGGAAGATATACGCAAACACCATAATGAGCAAAAACGCGACCTCATACGCGCCGTCTCACGAGAAGGTGATGCCGTGTTAGACGTTGGGTGCGGGTTCGGGGGTGACATAGGAAAGTGGAAACACGCGAAGGTTAACGTGAGCATGTGTGAACCGTGTGAAGAGGCACTCGAAGAGGCAAAGACACGGGCAAAGTTTTATAAGATGCGCATCAATTTCTATCACGGGGACATCACGTCTGTTCCAAACAGAAAGTACGACACGATATGTTATAACTTTTCACTGCACTACATATTCGCGACGGAAGACCTATTCATGACCACGACCAAGGAGATAGCGAAACGCGTGAAGCCTGGTGGTAAGCTCGTGGGTATCATACCAGATTCAAACCAAGTCATATTCAAAACACCATTAAAACACGAAACGGGAAGTTTTTTCGTGATGAAAGGGACGAGTCACGGACAATTCGGTGAAAAGCTATTTGTACACTTAGTAGACACACCTTATTACCAAGACGGTGCAAAATCGGAACCCATCGCACACAAAGATTTGTTAGTCACGCGTTTAGAAAAATTGGGATTTAGACTGAAAACGTGGGAACCCCTTCGCGGAAATTCCATATCCGAGTTGTACTCGAAATTTATATTTACTTATAAGAGATGATGCTCACCATTCTGTTAGTCATTGTAAATCTATTGATACTTTTAAACACGAAACAACCAGAGAATCTAGTCATCGTCAAAGAGCGGTACGCGCTCCTCAGAGAACACTTGCGTGAAACGAACAACGAAGAATTCCAAAATTTGTGTCGCGAGATTCCCATCACAGCGCACCACAGGGCCCAAGGTGGGAGTGTTGGGTACAACGTCAACAAGGGCTACGAGATAGGTTTGTGTGTCGACGGTGAACCAAACGAAATCATGCACGTTTTGATACACGAATTGGCGCACTGTACGGTCGATGAGTATTCACACAGTCAAGAGTATTGGGAAAAGTACGACAAACTCAAGACGATGTGCGTCGCCATAGGTATTTACCAAGAGATACCAGAGAAGACCAAGTTCTGTGGTAAACACATCCAGGATAAATAATGTGTGTCTATCATAAATGAGAGAACTCCCCGTTCTTATTTTGCTTTGGATTTTCATTTTGTTCGCGATTTATAGCCCACTACTCACGCGTGAAGCTAAGCCTGAAACCAAGAAGTGGGTCAACGCCGCCTTGATCACTTTCGTGGTTCCACAGATCATCAATGCGATCGCGCGTGGATACAAGCGATTCGGTAAGTTGGGTGTCGACTACAACTTCATGTTGTGGACCTCGTTCTTGACGTTCACACTCTTCGCGACGTACGTTCAAAACAAGACGCTCGCGGAAAGAATCGGAAATTTCGGGAAGGATATTAAGAGCACAGGAACTACTCTGGGACTTTTAATACCTACAATGATGGTTTCTATGATTATTAACTATCGTTTGCTTGGTGGTCAAATCTACGTTCACTACATCTAAGCGTAACGCTTGAGAACATAGAAAATACCCGCCGCCACGGCACCGGTCGCCGCGAGACCCACCGCACTTCTGTGTCCTTGATCATTCAAGAATTGAGGCACGTAGTTCGCGAGCTTTTCTTGCACAGGCTTACTAATGGCAGCCGCAGTACACGCCGCAACGATGACGGCTTGCATCTGCTCATCAGTAAGGTTGAATGGATTCTTGTTTTGTGGAGCGGCTTGTTGCTGCTGTTGTTGTGGTTGCATAACCATGGGCTGTTGCATGACAACTGGTTGTTGCACGCGTGGGTCGGACTCCATCATTGGGGGTTCGAGTGGCATTTCTGGTTGGCCCATGATGTCGGAGATTGGAGTGGAATCCATGGTCATTTCTTTATTTTGACTCACATTTTTTTCGGGTTGGTTTTGTTGCACGAAAGAAGTCGTGAGAGGCACCATTCCATCATCATTTTCAGAGAGATTCAACGTCCGGACGTCAGTCGACATTTATGTAGACTGACTTTTTTGAAATCGTTGAGTGACGCATCGTCATTTTCGTTTCGTGACTGTGAGACGTGTTTTTTTAGTGGCATTCTTTGCATCCGCCTCCTGTTGTTCCAAGTATTTTGGATTGTACGTTTTCTTGTGCATACTCCAAAGTTGTGGACTACCTACCCTGAACCCGTTTCTAATTTTAGCTTTGTACCAGAAGACACAATCCTGTATTTTATTAGATTTAACCGTGTTATCTAATACAAGACACTCGTAGTTTTCGGTACACGCGTCCATCACCTTACAAAACATATCAAACGATGGGAATATACCAAAAAATGATTTATAGAGTTTTTCTCTATTTTGTATGATGTTTTCCCTGAGTATAAATACGTAGTCCACATTCGCGCGCAAGGCTGGTGGTAGGTCCATCACGTATTGCATCGTCAACATGAAGAAGATGTTAAAGTGTCTCCCATTCATGAAACACTGACGTATCCTGGTCTCCTTCAAAAACTTGGAATCATACATACAATCATCGAGAAGCATAAACGCTCCGTTTGTTTTGTTCTTCCCTCTGGTACCCACGAGCTTTCTCTGCCTGGATAATACCCTGTCTACGGCCTCACCATCGTAGTCCCCGTACACACAGACGTCTGGGATGAAATTTCCATAGAAGTGATTCCCTTCTTCTGTGCCCGACAGAACAATCCCTGCTGGTATGTGTTTCTTGTAGTACATGATATCTTTCACGAGTGTCGATTTACCTGTGTTACGTTTACCAATGAAGACACATATCCGATCATCGTCCATGGTCTCCGGCTTGAATTTCCGCAACTGAATATTCATTCTACTTTAGTGTCTCGTTTTATTTAGCAAAATTTTACTCACAAATAATAGGAATGTCGGGTCGTTTGACGCTCGCAACCACTGGTATCCAGGACAGATGGCTGACCGAAGAACCACAGTATTCACACTTTCTTTCTAGATTTAGAAGACACACAAAGTTTTCCTTCGAGCAAATCGAAGTTCCGTTTCAGCGTTTCGAAGAATACGGAAACGAAACGACTGCTCGCATACCAAACAACGCCGGTGACCTGTTGAAAGGTGTCACCATAAATGTGGACCTTCCACCACCCTCGCCACTCACCGGACAAGGGGACACATACGTGATTGCGACCGGTTCCACGAACGGTACTCTATATGTGGACTCCGTGGAAACGAGTGAGCTCCCCGTGTATCAAGGCGTGGAATACGTGTTTAACAGCACAGAAGATATGAATATTTCGGGTGTGAGTGTGAACGATTACACGAAAGAAAATTTGGGTGGCGGAAACTATAGAATCACACTCAATATAGAAATAAATATCATAGGAACATACGATGAAGTTAAAATAGAATCTGTGAGTGATCAAAACAAGTATTTAACCTTAAAAGTCAAACAAATTCGTTGGAACACGTCTACGCCCACGAAGATGATTAAGTACGCCGATCTCGTCATAGGTGGTCAGACGATTCAGCGCATCACCGGAGAGTACATATACATGTATAACCAACTACACTACACACAAAATGATGCAGACTTTACCCTCGTGGCGACGACCCTTCATAACAGTTATCCGATCATTAACGATGCGACGTACCCACAATACACGAACTTCCAAAAGTATAAGATACAATTACCGTTTTACTTTCACCGACACCCCAGCCTCTCCATACCCATATGCGGTCTCAGAAGTCAACTCGTGGAAGTCAAGGTCAAGTACAGACCGGTTAATGAACTCACGGTCGAGTACGATTTGAGTACGTCCGGGTATTCCACCACGTCAATCGAGTGTGACGTGCAATTGAGAAACATGAGTCTGTTTACAGATTTCGTGTATCTCACAGAAGATGAAAAGAGTTTCATACTCACGAGACCCATCGAATACGTGATCACGCAGACGCAAGTCGCAGAAATACGCATGGACCCAGGTGTTTCTAAGCGGTCTGTGATGATAAATTTCAAACATCCAGTCAAGGAACTATTCTTCATCGCCACGAACGATATCACAGCGGCACACGTACCCATAAAACACGTGAATCTCAAGTTCAATAACAACACAGTGATAGACGCAGATAACCTTCAACTCTCCGCCGAACAACCCCTCAGACACCACACGAACGCCATAAACGAAAACTACGAGTTCGGTGTGTACAGTTTCTCGCTGAAACCGGAAGTGTACTACCCCACGGGTCAAGTAAACATGAGTCGTGTCATACACAAACTCCTCGAAGTTGAATTAGACAGCCCGGATTCGAACCATGGCCACACGCTTCGTGTCTATGCATCGAATTATAACGTGCTCAGAGTGAACGGGGGTATAGCTGGTTTAAAATTTTAGAGTCTAATATTAGTAATGGCCGGTAGAGTTCAATTAGAGGCCGTGGGTCCACAGGACAAACTGTTCACAGATGACCCAGAATACACGTATTTCATAAAAAATTTTAAAAAGCATGGAAACTACTCGAAGTTTTACACAGATTTGGATTTTGATGGACGCATAGAGTTTGGTGAAGAAGTGCGATGTACCATCCCACAAAATCAAGGGGATCTCTTGAAAGGTGTGAGTGTTAAGGTCACACTCAATCCTTTGGACCAAAACTTAGTGAGTGGATACGATCACATCACGTACTGCGAATCCATAGCACAAGCCATGATAGAGTACGCGGATATATACATAGGCGGGTCTCTCATCCAACGCGTACCATCCGATATGTTAGCCATACACTCCGAATTATACATCACGCAGTCTAAACAGAGATCACTTTCAAAGCTCATTGGTAAACCATTCCGTATATTCTCTGTTTTTGACGACTATTACAAACAAATCAGGGAAAACTTACTCGCGGAATCAAAGGTCGAGACGTCTTACAGAGTCGATATCCCATTCTATTTTCACGAATACCCAGAACTCGCCGTACCCCTGTATGCCATCACGAAGCAAGAAATCGAAATAGTTATAAAACTACGAAAAGCAGAGGAGTGTATATTTGCCGTGAATGATCACACCAACAACGATACCAGTGAAAGTTACTACATTGGCCAAAATCCAACTGGTCTCATAAAATCAATGAACCCCGTGTTAGAAATGGTAAGTCTCGACAAAAAAATTAAAAAGTTTCCTAAACGCCTGGAATATACGATAACACAGACACAACAAAACACGATAGATTTGAATAATGCCGATGGTAGATACAACGAAGTACTCGAGTGTAACGAACATGAAGTCCGTTTGGAATTTAAAAACTCCGTGAAAGAATTATTTTTCATAGTGCAAGACAAATTAGATAACAACCCGGCAGTGGAAAACGATTTCGCGACACCTTTCCAATATTCTTCCATCAACAACTTCGACAATCACGTGTTTTTCACAAACAGCGAACAAGTCAAATACATTGGAATGACTTTAGATGGAGCAGAAGTCCTTAATGACGTCACGGGTAATTTGGTACACATAAGAGCCATTCAACCGGGTAAACATCACTCGAGAACACCCATTTATCGCCGTTTTTACATGTATAATTTCGGGTTAGAGCCAGAACGTTGGTACCCCACGGGTCAATTGAACTTCTCTAACATAAAGAATCAATTGTTGAAAATCGGACTTTTCGACTACCCAACTAATTACGATAAACAACTTAGAGTGTACGCGCAAAGTTATAACATACTCCGTGTGGAGAACGGAACTGCGAAGCTTTTATTTGAAACATAATGAAGACAGGTTTTGATCTCACAAACGATGCGAGTGCTCAAAATGAGCAACTCGCCAAAACAATGATTGATATCATCACTCCAGTGATTGAAAAAGGTATGATGCTCGCGGCGGAATACGCCAAGGCGTGTGGAAGAAATGCCGTACTCATGCAAGACGTGGAATACGCCATGAAATATTGCGCCATGCATGAGGTAGGAAAGCACATAGGTTCGTATTTACCAGAGGTTTACGAAGACGACGGAGGTGAGGACGATGACATGGAGATCATCGAAGAAGGTGAAGTGGAATTCACACGATATACAGGAGATGATCCGAAATTTAAGGCTATGAATGAAGCGAAGGATTCGTGGGACACGTGGGTTCCATCCAATCCGTCGGAACAACTTATAAAAAATGCTATAGATAGTAATGGACAATGACCCCGAAGGATGGACGGATGTAGAGTATAAGG